GCGTGGCTCGGACCTTCTCGGCAAGCTGGGTCATCGAGCGGCCTCGGCGATGTCGTGACGGTCGGCCGTGGCGGCGTCGAGCTTGTCCACGGCGGTCGATGCGAGGCGCGCCGTCTCGGCCTGTCTGTCCGCGACGCTGTCGAGCATCGCCTGCAACTTCTTCAGGTCATCCTTCACGGTGCTCCCGCCGTTGGTCGTGAACTCCGACTCGATGGCCAGGATGGATGCGTCCTGGTCCGACAGGTGCAGGTCGACGGTGGCGAACCGGTCGTCGATGGAGTGGAACCGCTCGATCATCGAAGGGATGGCCTCCGAGAACGAGGTCTCCGGGCGACCGATGATGGCCTCATGGACCCGGGTCAGGTGACCGACGGCCCGGACAATGGCCCACACGATGGCGAGTGCCACGGGGACGGCGATGACGATGCCGGCGACCTCGTACCACTCGGCGAGGAGGGCTGAGGCGATCACAGCTTGTTGTCTCCCCACCCGCCTCCCGGCGCTGCCGCCTGGGAGAAGATCCACGGGTTCCCGGTCGAGTCCTCGACGCAGATGACGTTGTTGCCACCGACCAGCGACACCTGCGGGACCTGGTCGGGGATGGTGGCCACGGCGGACGACACCGTCGGCGTGGTCGGGCCGATGATGACCTCGCTGCTCCACTCGCCGGATCCGGTCTTCTCCCACCAGTGGATCAGCTCGCCGTTGGCGACCTGGACCACGTCCTGCTGGCCAGACTTGAACGACAGACACGGTGAGACGGCCATGGATTCCTCCGGAGTCGGTGGGGCAGGTGGCTGGACGGTGCGACAGACGGTGGCGGCGAACTCGGCGGCGGTCACGTGGGCGATCGAGGCGTCGCACTTCCCGATGCCGGGGAAGTCGACCGGGCCGAGACCGGCCGAGACGTAGACCCCGTCGGTGTACTGCCAGGCGACGTGGGGGATCGTGGGCTCGGCGGTCTCGTAGCTGGCCGGCCAGGCCCACGACGGGGGCGGCGACTGCTCGAGCAGCGATGCCGGGCCGTAGGTGCCGACGTGCCAGCGATCCATCCCGAGCGTGGAGGCGATCAGCGTCGCCGCCTGCTCCCGCTGGACAGCGTTCGGGGTGCCTGCCCCTGGGGTCTCCTCCCAGTCGATGCAGACGGCATCACCGGGGAGCAGGGGCCCGAGCGTCTGGGTGAACGCCCCGACCTGCGGGGCGATGGCCTGGTCCGCCCGGAGCCCCATGTACCAGACCACGCACGTGAACCCCTGCGCCCGGATGGCGGTAATGCGCCCCGCCGGCACGGTGATGGCGGTGCCCCAGCTGATCTGGCACGCCAGCACCGGGTAGCCGGCCCGGAGGGCGGCGAAGTCGACGTCGGGCTGGTAGTTGCTGATGTCGGGGAAGACCAGGTCGGGCATCGCTCACCTTCCACTGTCAATCGGGCCCGGGCGGGCGTACCCTGGACGCATGAAGAACCTCAGTGCGGGACGTGCTGCAATCGTCGGAGCGGTGCTGATCGGAGCGGTGGCCATCGGAACCGTGGCGTTCGCCGCCGGGTCGCACTCATCGCCGCCGGTCCAGAAGATCGCCCTGTCCGACTCGACCACCTCGACCACGACCACGGTGGCCATCGCTCCGGCCACGACGACGACCCAAGCTCCTGTCCCGACCACCGTCGAAGCGCCCACCACGACCACAACGGCTGCTCCCGTGGAGAGCACGACCACGACCGTGCCGGTGGTGTCGACGACGACGACCGATCCAAACGCGCTGCATCTGGCATCCGGTGGTGGCGGTGGTGCCGAGGAGGCACGCATCCTTGCTCAGGGCCCGCTGCCGATGTGTGACCTGACTGCATCGTGGCTGCCAGCGACCGGGTTCGTGGAGGGCAAGTACCAGGTGGCGCAGGTGGGCGACAGGGGAGGGTCCCAGCCGGGCGGCAGCTACTGCCTCGACCTGCCTGGTCAGTAGGGGATCACCACCAGGTTGCTCCCCGTGAACCGGACGGTCTGACCATTCGCGCTCATGTAGGCCATGGTGAACGTCACTGGGCCGGGCGTTAGCCCGGAGAACAGGGCGCTCCCGCAGGCGGTCGACTGGATCGACGGTGTGACCTCACTCCCACCAGGCAACGGCGAGACGGACATGCTGGCGATTCCGGTCGCGGCTGATGCCGCACCCGGGGACACGCCGATCAGGCCCTGCCAGTAGACCGTCTGGTCGATCCCACCGTCGATACCTATGATTGCTGAAGCAATGACCAGGGCCCGCCCGGACTGGCCCACCTGGACGGTGGTCGCCGGGCCGCTGGTGCCGTTGTAGATCCACGACTCGGACGTGGTGTCGAACTCCGTCGACCAGGACCCCTGCGACGGCGCCTGCACCTGGATGTAGTTCCCGTCGTTGTCGAGGTCGTAGACGGCTATGCCATAGTTCCCGTCAGGGAGCAGGCCGAACTGGAGCCGGGGGTTGCCGCTGTCGTCGGACACGAGCGTTCCCAACTGGGCAGGGATGGTGCCCGCTATGTACCCCGTCTGCATGACCACGTTGCCGACGGCGTCGGTCACGTAGGAGTTCTGCTGCGTCTCCAGCGCCCGGATGCGGCGTTCGATGTCCTGCTGGTTGCCGGCCCACTGGTCGGCCAGGGGGCGAACTCTCACGGCAGGCTCCTCACGACGGCGGCGGGCTGATCGGTGCGACGGCTGGCGGCAGGGACAGGGTGAGCACGTAGGACACGACGCCTTCGTTTGGGACCGTCACATCGACAGCAATGATGCGTAGGTAGGTGTCCAGTCCGCCCGCTTCGATCCACCGGGGGTCGGTGACCGCCACCACCCGCACGTCGTCCCCGGCCCGAACGTCGGTCAGGCCCGGGTTGCCGCCGGTGCCGATGACGGGCAGCGTGACGGTGGCGGTGATGACCGGGTACTCCAGCCGGGCGGCATCCCCGAGGACCGCACCGTCCAGGGCGTCCTGCGTGTTCACGGCCGAGTAGGACTCGACAACTCCGGTCAGTGGCCAGCCTGCGTCGAGGGCGACGACGTCGGGTCCGTAGGTGTGCTGTAGTCCACCGCTCGAGGATGCCGTACCGAAGATCGTCAAGGCCTGGCCACTGGCGTCCTCCGGCCAGGTGTAGTCGATGCACGCATCGAGGTCGATGACGACCTGGGATGCCGGCCCGATCTTGCCCCTCCGGGGGTAGTCGATGTTCAGCGTCCCGACCGGCGTCGACCCCGGGCCGTCCGACCACGCCACGTCCACGCAGTAGTCGAACCCGATGTCGTAGCCGGCGCTGGCCATGTTCGAGATGATGGCGTCGATGGTCTGCCGCTGGGAGATCGGGAAGCTGGCGTTGATCTGGTCCTCGCTGGGGACCGTGCCGGTGACGCTGATAGCCATCCCGCTCATCATCACGTACGGGTTCTGGAGCACGTCGTAGGCGACCCGGGCGGCGATCCGGTTCCCCCCGGCCAGAGCGAACGGGTCGTTCCAATAGGGACCGCCGATCGGGCTGTAGGTGTAGTCCGCTGCCTGCAGCTGCGAGCCGAGGTAGCCCCACGTCTCCGTGCCCCCGAGCGGCACCACGAGGGGCGTGGCGGCCTTCTGGTAGGTCCTGGTCTCGATGAGCCCGCCCCAGACGATCCTGCCGTTCAGGTCGATCGCCAGGTAGGTCCGCCCCGGCCGGGATGCGGCGAAGGGGTGCAGGGCCTGGACGGCTGGATCCGACAGCGGGATCTGCCCGGAGAACGTACCGGAGCCGTTGAACCGGTTGCCGAAGGTCACGCCGGTCAGGGGGAGTTCGGCCAGCAACGTCATGCTCATGGCATCGAAGGCGAAGTAGGTGAACACCGCCGGGCCCGTGACCGGCTCGACCGGCGGAAGCGACCACCCGTCCCCGCCGAGAAGCTCCCGGCCAAGCAGGTCCCTGCCGAGCATTACACCACCGGTCCCTGGCCGGACCAGTTCGACTGGGATGCCTTGGACCAGGACCCGAGGGGTGGGCCAGATGCAGATACCGTCACAGGCTGACTAGCCATAGCACTCGGCCCACCGTTGTTGCTCACTGTCTGTCCGGTGAAGGTCTGCGTGGTCGAGGTCCCGGCCGAGTTCGTGACCGTCAGCGTGACCGTGTAGGTCCCACCCGCTGCGTAGACGTGGGTCGGGTTCTGGGCGGTCGAGGTGTTGGAGTCCCCAAAGTCCCACGCCCAGTCGACGATGGTCCCCGCTGGCGATGTAGATGTATCGGTAAATGCAACAGACAAACCAGCGATAATGCTGGTAAACGACGCCGTTGGTGCCTGGTCAGGGAGAAAAGTCGCATTGGGGTCACTGCGAGTATCGTCACTGTTTACCAAGTTCCACGTTGCGGTCTCATAAGTGCATAGGGGACCGTCTTCAACGGCGAATAGAACATGCTCTCTGTCAGGAGCAAACGATACGGAGTTGGTGTTCGGATTCAGGTCTAGTTCTTCAAATAGCAGAAGCCCAGCGCCGGGGAGAGACTGTGCGGTTATCATCGCCCCCCCACCGGTGTGCAAAGATGCAGTAGCAAGCCATTGGCCACCGGAGTCAATGGCCATTTGATTGATTTCCTGCAGCTCCGTCGGTGCTGTGAAGCTGCCCACAGCACCGGTCGAGATGTCAATGGGAACGATGGTGTCCGTTACGAAGCCATTAACGTACACCGTTGAGCTATCAGGGGAAACTACCATACAGTAGGTGTATGTAGTGCCCGATGCCACAGTGCGAATCAGGGTCCTAGTGGCAATATCGTAGAACGAAATGTTCCCCGAACTATTGTAGAAACCGACGATCAGTGTGCCTCCATCGGGGGTGATGGCGAGGCCAAACGCCTGTGGGCCTACTGGCAACGGAGTGCCTGCCGTGATAGTACCCGCCGTTGTGTCGATGGCATATGGATGGGCAGTGCCAGCAGAGTAGTCTGTTACCCAGACCGTCGATCCATCTGGGGAAACTGCAACGGCCCGTTGGTCGGGTTGAGTAACGTATGCGTCCGGCCATGCTCCGGTGGTACTAATCAGCACAACATGATTTCCATCCAGGGCGATGAAGGCTTTCCCGTCAGGTGTGGGCGCAGGATTCGTATTTATGTCTGACAAACTGGCACTGCCGTAGGCAGAACCAAAAGAGTAGGTATTGAGATCGAATGGATAGTAACGCTTACTAGAGTTATCCCAGACAACAGCAACGGCAGTAGTCATGATCAGACCCCCGTCAGGACGATCACGCCGGTCAGCGCACCGCCGGTGGCGGGTAGCGTGATCGACGTGGTGAGCCCCGCTGGTGTAGGCGTGTAGGACCCGAGGCCGTTCGTGGTGGACCAGGCCCCCTCCACAGCGAACGGGGTGGCGAAGGTGAACGTCTGCCCACCGGCGTCATCGAAGGCGTTGAGCGTGATCGTGTACTGCTTGAGGTAGGTGCCGGGGTTGACCTCAGTGAGCACCGCCGTCCCGCCCACTGACCCGGTGAGCGTGTGCGTAGCCGGACTGGTGCCGCTGACCACGACTGTGCCGTTGTGGTTCCAGAGCTGGCCGGCGTTCGACGGGTCGGAGGTGGGCAGGTTGGACATGACGACCACGCCGGGGGTGGTGAGTCCACCAGGCAGCGGGACCGGGACAGGTGCCCCGCCCGATGCCCCCCATGAGATGAGCCCGCCCTGGGCACTGTCGATCGTGTAGCCGTTCGTGGCGATGATGTCGTAGATGGTGTTGCCCTCTACGAAGATCACGGCGGGGAACGTCCATCCGTCGGGAATCGGATTGCTGTTGGCGTCGAGCAGCAGACCCGAGCCGATGTTGGTCCCGACGGTCAACAGGGCATCGAGGGTGACGATACCGTCACCCGGCGTGTACCCAGCCGGAGTGCTCGTTACTGGGACGGAGAAGGGACCGCTACCGCCGTAGGAGAGATCGAGGACGGTGGCACTCGATCCAGATGTAAACCACACGGCATCGACAGGGCCATCTGGGTCGTAGCCGGTCGTGCAGACCCACAGGCTCCCGTCGTCGGTGTTGACGAGGAGCTGTCCGGCGACGGCATCGACACCGCTGTTGGTGTTGCCCGGGGCGGAGCTGCCCTCGACTCTGAGTCCGGGAACGGTGGTACCGACCTGGTTCCCGGTCGGTCCGTAGACCAGGGTGAGCCCACTGCCCTCGTTGAAGAACGTGACGGCGAATCCCTGGATCACACCGCTGCCATTGACCTCCGCAACCGCCGGGATGTCGACAGGGAACCCGGACAGTGCGCCCGGCAGGACGATGTAGAGGAAGCCGCCGACGGCCGGGTTCCACGACAACCCGTTGAGCACCTGGCACTCGACCGGTCCGTTCCCGTTGTACGACAGGCTGAGGGTCGGTGCACCGCCGCCCCCACCGCCGGACGGCGGCACGAGCTGCTTGCCGACGATGGCCCCGTTCGTGATCGACGTGATCCCACCGGCCACGTATACCTCAGCGATCAGGGCGAAGCCACTGGGCACGGCCGGCTTGACCGGGCCGAGGGTTACCCCGTCGGGCACCCAGTTGGCCACGAAGCAGGGATCTCCGGCGACCACCGAGGGGTCCCCGGAGTCGTCCACCACGACGATGTCCCGGCGGTCGTGCGACGACGCCGTGGCGATGGCCAGGTCGGCGTTGGCGTTGACGGTCACCGGCGATCCGCCGATCAGGGCCGACCCGGCGGCCACGGCCACGGCCATCGCTGGCGAGTCGAGCGCTGTGACCGCACAGCCGGACACGATCCCGGTGCCGGCAATAGCGCCGGCCAGGGATCCGAGGTCGACGGAATCGGTCAGGGCCTGGCCCGGGTAGGTCGGGTCGGACTGCTCGTCGGGGAAGATGAAGGTCACAGAGTCTCCTCGGGTGGGCGGATCAGGAACCGATGGCGAGCCACGAGAACTCGACGGCACCCGTGTCGAGGGACGTGCCGCCGACGTAGACGTGGGCCGAGAACCCGGAACCGGACACGGTGCCGATGTTGACGACCACGCCGCCGGCCTGGTCGAAGGCGGTGACGATGACGGCGATCTGTGAGTTCGGGAACGAGTCCTCGAAGTCGACGGCGATGAACCCATCGCCGTCGGTCGTGCCCGACTTGGTGCCCGCCTGCGTCAGGACGCCGCCGTTCTGCGCCGCCGGGGCCGAGCCGTGGATGGTGCCCCCAACGCCGAAGAGGCTGCCGCTGAACCCGCCCCCGAGAGCGAGGATCGGGGCCGTGTTGGCGATGTCCCCGGTCGTGATCGTGGTGGCGTTGGCCGGGACGGCGATCAGGGCCAGCTCGAGCGCATTGTCGGGGAGTGACGGTGGTGACGGCGAGCCGGCCGGGGTCCCCGTGATGACGACCAGGGTGGCAGAGTTCGTGTCACCGGCGTACTCGGAGTCGGCGACGACCACGGCGACGATGTCATACCGGGGGTTCGTCGGGTCGGACGCCTCGATGCCGAGCGTCACATCTGCGTCGTTCAGGACGTAGTAGCTGCCCTGGTAGTCCACGTCGTCACCGGCCACCCAGCAGTGGCCCGGGCCGACCACCACGGACATGGCCGGGGTGGCCGCCTGCGAGACGACGAGATTATTCGGGCGGAATACCCCACCGTTGGGCGAGTTGGGCCCGGGGTAGCCGGCCGCCGTGTTCAGGGCCAGGCGAACCTGCTGGGCGGTGACGCTGGCGTTCTCGTTGGCGTACGGCGGGGTGATGAGTGCCATGGGATCTCCTCAGAGGATGTAGGCGTCGGCCCACTGGACCGTGAGCGTGCCGTCGACGTGGCCGGGATCTCCGGAGGTGAACTGGATCTCGTTGTCCCCGGGGTTGATCGGGAACCACTGCGACCCGGGGATGACCCAGTTCCGACGAGGGGCCCCGGCCGTGGTGTCGGCGGTGATCAGGACGACGCTGTGCACACCTGGCATCGTGTTGATGATGAGCTGGTCGCCGGGGTTGAGCGTCCCGTTGAACGCGAGCGCCGGGCCCCCGGGGATGGATCCGTTCTCGATGGCCGGGTCGATGCACGGTCCCGTCACGATGAGGATCGGCCACATGGGCACGTTGCCGGCGTTGGCCGCATTGATCCCGCCCCACGCACCTCCGGCCCCGAAGGTCAGCGGGAACGTCCAAGGGAACGTCGCTCCCCCTACCGAGTTGTCCATGCCCACCGTGGCCGAGTAGGACGGTGCCCCATAGAGGACGGAGTCCGTCGAATGGAACAGGACGGCGATGTTGGCCAGCCCGAGGGATGCTGCAATGTCGAGGGGGATGACCCGGTCGACCGCCTGCAGCATGGACGACAGCAGCGGGAACCCGGGGAGCTGGATGTAAAAGGGGTACTCGACGTTCCCCTCGGTCGGCGTTGCCGAACCCAGCTCCATCAGTGCGTGGACCAGGCTCGTCCCGTCGGAGATGGCGTCGCCGGTGATGGAGAGATCCCGCCCACCTCGGAGGCTGTAGCCCTTGAACTCACCCGATGCCAGCGCCTTGGGTGCGTTCGCCATCCGGGACGCCGGCTCCCCGAACAGGCCGTCGTAGGTGATCGACCCGTAGGGGGTGCCGGCCCCGATGGCCAGGCCGTTGACCCAGCACTGCCAGTCGTCAAGCGACGGCGGGGTGATGTTGGGGTTGGGAAACGACATCTCACCTCGCCGCCGTCTTGAACTTCCAGGCCGCCTGCGCCTGGACCTGCTCGGGGTTGTCCGTCGGTGCCGAGATGTACTGGTTGATCGTGACGCCCTCGGCCGCAGCTGCTCCCGTGGTCGTGGCCGGCGAGGAGGAGGCTCCCGTGACCGACGTCAGGCCCGTGGCGTTGGCCGTCGTGAGCGGCTTGACGGTCGCCGCCATCTGGGCGAACTTCGACTGCGGGATGATGAACTCCGGTTCCTTCTCGCCGATCAGGGCCAGCGTCGGGGCCGTGACGTAGCCACCCGTGGCGAAACCGGGGATGTGGCTGAGCAGGCCGCCAATGACCGGGATGCCGTTGACTCCCGACTTCACGGCCGACTCGATGGCGTGGCCGATGTCACCGGCCACGTTCTCGATCCCGGTGACCAGCCCGTGAATCAGGCCCTCTCCCCAGCCGAGCAGCTTGGAGCCGGCGTCACCCAGGAACCCCAGGATCTTGTCGGGCAGTCCGGTGACGAAATTGAAGATGTCGAGGGACGCCTCCTCGAACCCGGTGAGGGCATGCTCGAATGCACCCTTGGCCCAGTCCCACAGCTTGTCTCCGAGCCCTGCGACCCAGCTGATGACCTTCTCCGGGATGGTGACGACCAGGTCCCGCAGGAGATCTAGTTCCTCCGTAGCCGCCTCGACGGCCAGGTGCCAGGCATCCCGGAACACGTCCTCGATGTCCTTGCCCAGCCCATCGAGTGCCGACAGGATCCGGTGCGGGATGGAGGTTACGAAATCGACCACGGCATCGAACGCCTCAACGACGTCGTGCTTCACGGTCGACCAGTGCTTGTACAGCTCCACGACCAGCAGCCCGACGGGCCCGGTCACGGCGATGAGGATCCCCTCAGCGATGACCTTGAGGTGGCTCTTCAGCCAGTCGAAGGCCCGAACTGCCTCATCCTTGATGAAGTCCCACGCCTTGACCAGATCCTTCGAGATGGTCTTCCAGTGGGTCACGATCAGAGTGCCGATGGTGACCAGCCCCATGAGGATGATCCCGATGGGACCGAAGGCCGTATCAGCAGCGGCACCGGACGCCTCGGAGGCTTCAGCGAACTCGCCCTCGGCCACCTCTGTCTCACCCATGGCCTCGGACATCTCGGCGGCCTGCGCCTTGACCTTCTCCATGGCCTCAGCGATCGAGGCCAGGGACTCGTCGGTCTCCGGTGTGGTCTCGATCAGCTTCTTCTGCGCATCGACGGACCGGAGCGTCGCCTTCTCTTCGCTGAGCATCGCTTTCTCCAGGGCGATGGCCTTCTTGGTCGACTCGGCCTTGGCCTCGGCCTCCTCCCCCAGGACGTTGCGCTCGACGTTGTACCGCTCGGTCAGCAACGACACCCGCTCGGAGAGCAGATCGATTTTCTGCTGCTGGAGGGCAGATGCCTCGGTGACCTCGTCGGACTGGCCGGCGGCGGCCGTGAAGGTGTCCCCGAGGTGGAGCATGGACGACGCCATGTTCTTGACCCCGCCGACCAGCTTGCCGGCGGTCTCGACACTGAACTTGATGACGGCCGCGCCGAGTACGGCGCCGATCACAGCGGCCAGGGCCTCGGCCACGGCCTTGTGCTTGCTGAACCAGGTGATGACCGAGGAGACGACATGGATCGTGGTCTCGATCTTGGGGATCAGGAACTCACCGAAGCTGATGCCGAGGTTGTGGACTTTGGCCTTGGCCACGTCCATCTGGCCGGCCATAGTCTGGCCGTAGGCAGCGGCAGCGCCCTTGGTCTTCTGGGCGAGGGCATCGAGGATCGTGCCGGTGGTCGTCTGGTCCTGGTGCAGCTTCTGCGTCGCAAGCGACAGGTTCAGCTGGGACGACTTGAGGGCATCCGTCGCAGCGGTCCCCTTGAGGGTGCCGGCGGCGATCTTGTCCTGCGTCGCGTGGAGCGCCATCTGCGCCTTGGTCACGCCCTCGGTGGCCGTGTGGATCGCAGCGAGCTTCCCGGACCCGATGTCCAGGTTGATCCCCATCTGCGTGAGCACCCGGGTGCTCCCCGCCTGGACCTTGGCCAGGGCCTGGGATGCGTCGGCCAAGCTGATGTGCTTGTACCGGGCGAGATCGGCGGCCTGCCCCATGAGGGCCATGGCCTTGGTGGGATTGCCCGTCGCCGTGGTCAGTGTGGTCAGCGCGCTAGCAGAGTCCTGGGCATTGAACCCAAGGCTGGACATCGACTGGTAGGTGGCGTCGATCTTCGGCTTGAGCTTGTCGAAGTTGCCGCCGGCATTCGTGACGGCGACCTTCAGCTGTGCCTGCGCCACGTCGAACTTGTCGGCCATCTCGACCGACTCGGCACCGAAGGCCACCAGCCCGGCGGCTCCGGCGGCGAGGGTCACTCCCCCAATGGTCGACAGCATCTGCCCGAACTTCTGGCCCTTGGTGTCGGCCTCGGAGATCTTGGATCCGATCTTCTCGAAGGCGGAGCCTCCAGGGATGCCGAGGCCGTCCAACTTGGAGCCGAGCCGCTCGAATGCGTTGCCGGTACGCTCGGTGGCCCCCTCCATCGAATCGCCCATCCGCTTGGACGTTTCCTCGGACTTGAGCGCCGCCTTGTCCATCTCGGCTGTGTACTGCTTGGCGTCTCCCGTGAGGATGACCGTGGTGGTGCGGGTGGTCATGACACCTCCTCCGGGTCAGTGAAAGCCGATGTCCCTCAGGGCGTCATCCACGGCGTCGAGGACGCCCTTCTCGACCTCCTCCGCCTTGGCATCCATGGCCGGGCCGAGGAAGGGACGGGCCGGCTGATCCACCCATGGGGTGCTCGATGTGCCTCGCCTGCCGTTGCCGAACACAGGGTGGCGGAACGAGCCGCTCTTGCCCTTGTTCTCGAGCGGCGCTGCACCAGGGGCCTTCGGGCCGCCGGCCACGACCTTGACGTTGAACCCACTCGTCCGGACGACGATGGACTTCGGGATGCGGGTGGAGAAGCCGGCCCGCTCCTTCGCTTCCTTGGCCACGACCAGGCCGAGGGCCCGCATCTTGACTCGCAGATCCTTGGTGACCTCCGGGCCGACCTTCTTCAGGTCACGGGCCAACGACTTCAGCTGCGTGGTGTCGAGGACGACGCTGTCACCGCTGAGCGAGGTCCTAGCCATTGGCCTTCTCCCGGAGAACGTCGGCCTGGTCCATCAGGACGTAGGCATCCATGAGGGAGAGGTGGTCCCACTCCCACGGACGGATCTGGAAGTAGACGACGAACTGCGTCAGGTATCTCCACCGGAGCTCGTCGAGGCGACGGCCGGTGAAGGCTGCGTAGGGTCCACTGCCCCCTTGCCCTTCTTCTTGGCCTTCTTCTCCTCGGCCTCGGCTTCGGCCTTCGCCGCCTCCTCGGCGGCGAGCTCCTCCGCCGTTGGGATGACTTCGAAGTCCATCAGCCCGAACTCGATGTTGTCGATGTTGACGGCCTTCTCGGTTCGCTTCTTCAGCACGTAGATCAGGATAACGAGGGCCTCGGCGCTCATCTTCCGGGCCTTGCCGAGCCACTCCAGGTACGTGCAGTCAGCGAGGTGCTCGATCCGCCGAGCCTCCTGGATGCTCGGATTGTCGAAGTCGAACTCCCACTGCTCGTCGTCGCTGATCTTGATGATGGGCATCAGACGGCAGTGTCGATCGACTGGTAGCTGAACTGGATCGTCGGGTCGGTGCCGTCGTCGAGGATGTCGAACGGCGCCGTGACCGTGAGGATGGCCGGGCCGTCGGTCTCCGGCGGCTCACCGTTGAACCGGATCGACGGGCAGATCACGTCGAGGAAGGCGTCGTAGCCCTCGGCGATCTGCACGCCAGTGAGGCTGAACTGCAGGGCCAGCGGGTCATCGCTACGGTAGGCGTTGTAGAGGTCGGTGAGGTTGGCGAACTCCACCTCGATCGAACCCGTGTACTTCCGGAAGGCGTTCATCAGCTGGTTCCGCTTGGTCAACGAGCCGAGGTTCTGTCGGTCGACGGCTAGGCCGTTCTGACCCTTGATCGACACCGTCTTGACCGTGCCGACGACCTCGGCCCCGTCGGCCACCGTCACTACGCCGTCGGTGGTGGTCGCCGTCCCGCCGAGCAGCAGCGCCCCGTCGGTGAAGGCCAGGACGTTGGCGCTGGGGGAGATGTAGCTGGCCGCGGTGTACTCGATGTCGACGGATTCGTCCACGCCGTCGAAGGTGGCGACGAGCTTGGCCAGGCCACCGGCCGTCACCGACAGCTCCCAGTCGGCGATCTTGCACCCGTTATAGCTGAACGCCTGGATGTCGCCCTCGATGGTTGGACGACCCGACTGCAACGACAGCGACAGTGCCGACGTGTCCCCGGGCGTGTGGACCTGGAGATAGGCGGCGGTGTCACCCTGCTGCACGGCGGTGGCCGACGAGCCGATCATGTTCTGGAGGATGATGCCGAGCTGCTGGTCGGTGACGTCGAGCTCGACCGGGCCCGTCACGTCGAACATGGCGATCCGTCGCCGGCCGGCCATCTCGAACGAGCTGCCGCTGAGGGCCTGGGACTGCACGGTCTTCTTGCTGCCCTTCACCTTGTCACTGGTGACCGGCAGCCACCGGGTCGGGGTCTGGAACGTACCGACCGTCTCCTCCTGGGCCAGGCCCCAGGTTGCTCCAAGTCCAGATCCGATGGTCATGACGTCTCTCCCTTGTGGGTGCGGGTGCGCTTCGGTGGGGCGGTGATTTCGTCCTCGGTCGAGGAGCCGGCCTGGTCGTCGTGGTCGACATCCGACGCAGTCGCTGCCGACGTCGACTTCTCGGCAGACTGGTCGACCGGGGACCAGATGGTCGGCTGGCAGCCGTAGCTGCTGGCCACCTCGGTGGGCACGGTCAACACGTCGTCAGCGAGGACCTTGCGAGTCGAGGGGAACCCATATCCGACGATGCGGTCAACGCCGGAGACGTTGCGGAACTTGGCCATGTGGATCTCCTATGAGGTGAGGCGGACGTTCGAGACTTCGACGGTGAAGGTGATGGCCATGCCGGTGCCCTTGCCGCCGAGCGGGCCCCATGCCGGGACGTCCATCCCCACGACCTGCCACGACCCCGACGGGGTGATCGACCCGCTGGCCTTCGGGTCGGACTGCAACTCGGCGAGCACGGCATCCCACATGGTGAAGGCGTCGGCCATCCGAGCCATCGGGTCGTTCCCGCCGGCCAAGGCGCGGATCGTGCAGAGGATCCCGTACTCCTCGGACCGACGTTCGGCGCTGGCCGGCATCCCGGCCCAGTCCTGGTGATACCCGGCGAGCAGTTGGCCGGCCTCGTTGCCGATCATAAGGAAGTTCTGCTCGGGCTTCGTCCCGGCGGGGATGCCCGTGTAGACCAGGATGTTCAGGTCCGGGAGGGCATCGGCAACGGCCTGGAAGTGGCCCTGGAGGACCCCCACTGCCCCCGGCACGGTCGACGTGAGCGTGGTCATGCCAGGGACGGGAATCGTCGGTTGGGCTGGAGCAGCTCCCGGGTGCGTCCAGGGACAAAGAAGCCGACGAACGACCCCGTGGGCGTGTTGTCGTCGGGGTCGATCGAGACTGAAGTGCTGAGCCCGGGCGACTCCGCCGTGCGCTGGTAGTTCACCCGGAGCATCTCGAGCGTCGCCTCGTAGACGTTGTCGGGGACCACTTGCTGGCCGGCCGAGTACCAGATGTGAACAGACTGGAGCGTGTCGGGAAACCCCTGTACCCCGCCGCCGGCAGTGCGCCGGACGACTCGACCGCGGCGGACGTCCACCATGGCCGAGTAGAGCTGACCCTGGTCTGGCGAGGCGACGACCGCCAGCGGCCACTCGATCGGGCCGTTGTACTCGCTGATGGCCTGGACCGTGAGGAGTGGTGACGTGCCCATGCCGACCGACGGCCGGTGGTTGAGCTGGATGAACGTCGACCCGCCGTCGTACCACTCCTCCCACTGCTGGGGGATGATCGGGCCGGCCAGCTGCTCGATGATCGGGCGGGCCGCACGGATCCACCGGAGGATCTTGGCGTCGTTCGCCCGGTCGCTCGCCGGCATGTTCAGCACGTCCTTGGCGTCGGCCACCGAGACGAGCTGCTGTGGGCCGGACGTCGACGTCAGATTGGCCTCGATGGCGATCGACAGGTATCCGTCGTTCGGGTAAGTGAACTGGCCGCCGCTCTCCGGCGAGACGACCAGTGAGCCCATGTAGAGGTCGGCGACCGCCGTGTCCGGCGACTCCCAGGCGTACTCGATCTCGCCGGCAGACGGATCAGTGATCTCGACTGCGGCGTTGACAGCCGGGGAGGACGACGAGAGATTCCGGATCACGAGCTGCACCGAGGCGCCGGTGAGGTCGACCACGTCGCCGTTCTCGTCGAGGACGGTGGCGGTGAAGATCGGGAGGGTGTCACCCTGCTTGATGATGAAGTCGTAGGCCGTGGCCATCAGATGAACCACAACTCGATTCCGGGCAGCGACTCCGAGGCGTTGAGGATGATCTCCGTCACACCGGTCGGGAGCGGGAGGACGGCGAAGGCCACACCGGATACCGGGGCGATGGGGGCCCCGGTGTCGCCGGAGTCCAGGTTGGTCCGGTAGGTCACGGTGACGGCGGGGGCCTGGCCGAGCAGGATGGCCACGGCCACCGCCCCCGACGGCGGCAGGGTGAACACGTTGTCCCCGCTCGAGAGCGAGGCGTCCGTGATCTGGCCCACGGTGTTCGAGCCGGTCATGGTGACCGGGCCGAGCACCTTCTCACCCGAGACCAGTCCGGCCGACATCCCACCGAGGGTCAGGGTGCCGGACACGGACTACTCGCCCCAGTTGCGGGACGCCGTCTTCGTCGCCCCGGCGGTCTTCCTGGCGGCGACCTTCTTGGCAGGGGCGGCCGCCTTCTCCCCGACCTCGCCGGCTGGGGGATGATCGGGCCGGGGCTCCCTTGCGGGCTCCTTCGCCGCCTCGCCGCCCTCCGGCACCACGGTCAGGTCGGGGTTCTCCTCCCGACTCTCGCCGACGATGGCCGCCAGGTGGGCGACAACGACCCGGAGATGACCTTCGACGTCACCGCCGAACGAGTCACCATGGAACTCCTGGCGGTCGGTAGGGCGGGCGGTGACCTCCTCATCCATGCGGGCGATGAGTCCCTTGGCCTGGACGAGGTAGTCGTGGGAGGTGGGCATGGTGCTCCTATCGGGTTTCGTGGGTGATGCGGCGATCGACGACGGCCCGCTCGTAGAGGTCGGGGCGCTCACGGGTCTGGGGCGCCTCTACGGGAGGCTCCGGCGTTTCGGTTGGGTCAGGCTGGTCGGGCATCGTTCCTCCCCATGTGGTGATGCACCACGGCCGGGAAGTGCCAGTGATGGGTGTAACCGGCGGCCCGTAGGCTGCCCGGCCGGAGCGTGACAGTCGGGGTGCCGTCGACCCGGTCCCCGGCGATGTGGTCGCAGAGGTTGTGCCAGTCCCGGAGCTCCTCGCGAAGCGAGGACACGGCATCAGGACAGGCAGCGATGATCTCGGCCGAGAATCGGGTGCATCCGAGGGTGTTGGCCCACGCCTCCATGCACTCCCAGTGACACATGTCGGCGTAGGGGAACGCACACCAGGGCTCCGGGCACGTCGCCAATGAGGCGAGCACGTCGGGCCGACAGACCACGTCGTGCTCAACGATCAGGAACGTCCCGCCGTCCGCCCAGACGTCCCGGAGTAGACGCCAGTAGGCATGAGGGTCGGCACCCACGTCGTACCATTCGGCGTCGGCCGGTGCTGCCTCCTCGGTCTCACGGTGGCGGTGGGTGAACGGGATGATGACCCGCACCTCCAACTCCCCGGCCCTCGACGGGCCGGGGAGCGGAGCCGCGGAGGTCACGACAGGAAGACTGCCGGGACCTTGGCCGACGCTGCGCCCGACGCCAGGGTCAGTGTCGACGGCGCCGTCGCTCCCACGGCCGAGCCGGTGGTGGCGGCAAACAGCGGGGTGTTGGTGAACCACGCCCCCTGAGCGGCAGCGGCGCACGTCGCCGAGATGAGCGACGGGACGGTCGATGCCGTCACGCTCACGGCCACGTAGATGTAGCCGTACGGGGCCATGGCCGGCGTCACGATGACCGGCGCCGGCAGGGTGAAGGCCACGGTTCCCGATGCACCGATGGCGGTGGTCGTTCCGTCCACGGACTGCGCACCGGCGATCGCCGCCGTG